CAGCAACACCTGCGTATTGCGAATAAAACCAAGTACCGCCTGTATCAACTGTCGTAGGAGCAATTCTCATACTTACAGGTAATTTTATGTGTGCACTTCCTTGAGTTGTTGCCTCTGCATCGTTACCCATTGATGCAACGTTGTAATCTCCGTTGCTTGTAAATCGGTAGTAATATCTTTGACAAGCAGCCAATTCACCTTGAATAGTTCCTGTTGCAGTTTGGAAGGCTGTGGCTGTTGATCCTGCTTCCATCTGTATACCCCAGATTTGCAAAGTCAAGTTTCCAGCAGATACAGGAATAACGAAAGAAGGTGACATCCAACTGCCTGCACCGATTGTTTTACCTGATACAGAAGGAACTGCGATAGTGGCTGAGTATCGTGTCCAAGATGTAGAAAGCGTGTTATCAACTGTGGATGTGCTTACTTCACCACTTCCACCGCTACCAAAACTCTGAGTAACTAACATTCCTAGTGTTGGTGTGCCAGATGCAACCTTTGCCCAAAATGAGATTGTTACAGTTTGACCTGCAAAAGTTCTTACATCTTCAACTCTTTGAGAGAAATAATCGGCAATAGATGCGTGGGTTGAAGTACGGGCTAACTGCATAAAGTATTCACCCTCATAGCCTGCAACTGGTGCAGCGCCTGGAGTAAATGTCTGACGAGTTACATTGATTGTTCCGTTGATAAAGTTGCCACACCAACGGTCTGCTGTGTATTGACCACCGACAATTCCATTGAATGTCGTACCGCGTTGCCACACCTCAAAGTCACCGTTAATGATTTTATTCTTGCCAGCAGCATAAGGCGCAGCAGTAATGTTAATCGTGCCATTTGTATCATTAACATCGGATGCGGAATAGACATCTCCATTCGCATAGGTCGTTTTCAGTGGAAGTCCGACAGCCATTAGCACACCTCTTTCATAGGGTCAATTCTAGTACATAACATCGAGTAAAGGCTCCTGTGTAGCGATTGTGGTCACCCATGTGTTAGGGGTGATTGTGTGAGCAATTCCCTGCACCTGTAGCTTCTTTTGAATAGTCGATCCACCAGGTTGCTCATTAGTGATGTCTACTGTGTCAAAGAAGTCAAGGCTTAGTCCTGCTGTAACTCCTGCTGAATAGTTTGGAGTTACCAAGTCAAGGGTAATAGTTTCAATACGGATACTAGTGTCCTTCTTGCTTGTCACATAGGCAGTTGCTAGGGCTAGGGCATTGGCATCTGTCTGCATCAACATATCTGATGCTGTAATGGATCGTGTGAAGTATTGGGCAATAGAAGCTGCATCTGAGTAAGTCTGTGCTGTGCCACCGATTCGGGTCACAGTTGCCTTGTTCACGATTGTCTTGTCATCGAGTGCAAAGGTAATTCCAGCGTAGTTAATCCCTGTGCCTGTTTGGTTAAATACTGTTGGAGAAGCAGCTTGTGCATCGTAGACGAATTGGCGACCCTTAAAGGTTGCCACACCATTCTCATCGATGTAGAACGCACCTTGTTCTGTGAACTCAGCAGTCTGAATTGCCTCTAGGACTGTGCGTGTTGTGCCAGGGTCTGCCACGCAAGTTGTAGCTCCTGTGCCGATGCTAGTAAATGCAGCAGGCCAGGCAATCATGCTTAGGATAGATTGAACGCGCTGAGCAGTTGTCTGCCCTGCTGTGCCACCTGTAACGGTTGTGACATTGGAGTTATACATCAATCTAAATGCGTCATAGCAGATAAAGGTTACATATCCTGTTTCTTGACCTGTTGGATAGGTATAGCGATATTCGGTGATATAACCGCCAAATAAGCCATAAGTAGTGCCGCCATAGATAGCAGATGCCTGTATCTTTCTAAGTGGCTGTAATAGCCCGTAGTAGGGGCTAGAAGTGTTCTGTGGGTTGAAGTCACCATCTGGATCAACAACACGGATGGTCGCCTGTCCGGACTCGTAATTATCCTGTAGAAGGTTGCGCCCTCTGCGAGTTGAGATGTTAGTAGTCTGACCTGAAACATCGACAATAACAGGAATAGCAGAAGCCAGTTCAGCAAAGCCAAGCTGTGAAGTACCCAAGATAAATGGGTTACCGAATGAAGCTCCACCCGATAGATTTATCTTGACGACTAGCGTTGCTGGTAATGCCATTATCTGTACGCTGTCGAATAGGAGATTGGGATTCCAGAAGCCTGATTGTTATAGATGCCCTGAGTGATGGCAGATACTAAATCGCGCTCTGTGGTGACTGAGCCAGCGATATTGACTACAACTGAACCTGAGCCTGCACCAGAAGTATTGCTAAATTGTCCAAGTGACCTTTGTAATGCTGCGATGTCTGGCATTACTAAATCTAATTTATTGCGGATAACTTCTCTTTGTACATCTATTGGGGTATTTGGTCCCATTGTCATAGTTTGTAATTGCTTTACCTGTGGAGCAACGGCATCTAGCATTGCTCTAATAGTTGATCGAAGGGCTTCGATAAGTGACTTGAAAGCATCTTCACCCTCGTTAGCCTTTTTAATCATTCCAGCCATTGCAGCGTTCTGATCATGGATGGCAATAAGGGATAATAGGCGCATCTTTGTTTCTTCGCTTGTTGTTTGATTTAGTGCTGCATATAAGCCAACACGCTCTACATCAAACTTCTTCTCTAGCTCTTTAAGTGCCAGTTCATCGCCTGTAAGCGCAATCTTTCGAGCTGTAGCATTGTTATCGATTGTCTTTAATGTGTTCTGCTGCTTCTGTAATCTAAGCGCATCTTTGTTGGCTTTGTCGATGGCAGCGCGTTGTCCAGGAGATTGGGCAGGAGTGCCTGCTGATGCTGTTTTGCGACTAGCGCCAAGACGAGATAATGCACCAAAGCCTGAGAATTGAGTTCCTGCTTCTAGGACTTGTCCGATAAAGCCTGCACCTGGTAATGATTTAAGTTTGGCAGTAAGTACACCAATGCCATAAATGGCGTTACCTATCTGGGTAGCAAAGTTTTCCATAGCAGATGTTGCTCCGCCAATACCATCTTTGCCAGCAATCATCTGCATAGCATCTAAAAGGTCTTTACCAATAATCTCTTTTGCGTTGTTAGACGCAACGGTGAGTTTAGCAATCGCGCCTGAGTATCCTTCGGCAGCAGCTAGCGCCTGTCCTCTGAACTTCTCTGTAAGTTGTCCAAGAATGACATCCATGTCACCAGTCTTTAATGTTGCTTTATCTAGTCCTGCACCTAAACGGCTAAGTGCTGTTGTCTGACCCAAGAAGCCACGACTTAAAGCTGCTGATACAGCGCCTAAGTCCTTACCTGTACCTGCTGAAATGTCAAGGGCTAAAGCTAAAGCATCTTGTGACTTTTTAACATCGCCTGTGGCTGTAAGTAATGCTCTAAACGCTGGACGAAGGTCATCATCAAGAACGCCAGTAGCGCGTTGTAGGTCACCAATAAACTTCTCAACACCGATGGCAGCAAAGGCGTTGCCTGTGTTGGCTAAGGCTAATGCCAATGATCGTGCAGCCTTCTCATCAGCTGCGAAAGCCTTAACAGCGTTCTTGCTAAATGCGTATAACTTAGAAGCAGCAAAGACTCCTGCAAGTTGCTTGCCTAATTTAGCAACGGACTTTTCTAGTTTAGATGTAGCAGTTTCAGCCTGCTTAAATGCTCTATTGCCGGTGTATTCGGCTGCAATATCAATTACTACATTAGCCATTAGCGATTGCCTACCATTCTGTTAAAAGTCTTACCAGCATTGTCTATGGCTTTAAGAACGGCTTTAGTTGCATTGCCTTTGTCATTCTCCCAAGCTTTGTAAATTAAACGACCACGCTCTTTGCCTGATCCAGTTAGTGGACCCATTGCCTGAGCAAAGTTAGGGCGTGATGATGGCTTTGTTCCTGGTGCGCGGCGCCCTGCTGTTTCATAGATAGCGCCAGCTGCTGAACGGTTACGAATCTGTGCTAATGCTGTAAAGCCTCTGCGATTAGGCTTTGATGGTGTTGTCTTGTAGCCAATACCACGCTTAACGATAGAAGCGTTAAACACAGGGAACTTGCCACCTTCTCTAGCCCAGTTGCTTAAAGGCGAGCCTGTGACGAATCCTCTAGCTTCTTTTACAACAGGCTTTAGGACTGCTGCGATTTCCTTCTGTGTTTCTTTGCCTAATTCAGGAGCGAACTTGCGAAGTGCTTTGCGAAGTTCAACGCCGCCTTTGACGGTTGCTGGCATTCGCTATCTCCTTTGCATCATCCTGTAAAACCTTGATTAGGTTTCTCAGCATTACTTCATCTAGTTCTAATAATTGTTGTGGCGCGATCCCGAGTCTGACGCTTAATTTAGCAATCAGATAGGTGATCGAGTCGCGCCCTAAGCCAAAGGGTCGTCATCGAGAACTTCAACCGAAGTCAATGTTTCGATGAACGATTCTCCGAATGGCTTAACAGTTTCACCCGAACGGCGGATACATTCCCAAGCTAGCCAAAAGATGTCGCTTTGCTTCTGGTCTTCGATGAACGCCTTGTGAAAGCCCTTCTTGGCGTACATCTCAAAACCGTACTGCACCAATGGAGTAATTGGATATTCTCCAACTGATCCATCTGCCCTTGTTACTTTTAACTTTGCCATGCTGTGCCCCTTTGTTTAGTTGTTTAGAAAGTACCTGTTGAAGCTACTGCAATGGTTGAGTTTGCAGTAAATGTGATTGATTGTGTACCAATATCGCCAACAGCACCGTTGATGTCTGTTGTGTTATTGACTAACAATGAAACTGTGTATAGAGGGTTTGTAGCAGAAACTGCTGTTCCCTTTGTTTGTAGGAAAACTGCTGTGACAGTTGTTCCCCATGCAGCTTGTAGCGTTGCTAGAACGTTAGCTGATGCTGTGTCATTGAGGAAATCGATTGTTACAGTAGATGCTTCCAAGCCCTTAACGAACTTGTGTGAGTTGTCACCCATTGCTGTTACTTCGAGTTCATCGAATGAACGGTTGATTGTTACTGCTGTTACATGGTCGCTGAGATCAACAGAGTTAATCTTAACGCCGACATTGTTATTCAGAAATACAGCCATTAGGATTATTCCTCGTCTTTCTTAGTAGATGCTGGCTTTGGTGCTGCTGGTGCTACCTGCCCGATTTTCTTCAGGCGCCGACATTGTTATTCAGAAATACAGCCATTAGGATTATTCCTCGTCTTTCTTAGTAGATGCTGGCTTTGGTGCTGCTGGTGCTACCTGCCCGATTTTCTTCAGGAAGGCTTCGTTTTCTTTTTCCCATTCGGACATATTAACTCCAGGTGGTTAGAACGGATAAGGACATCTCACAGGTGAGCAGGTCGCCAGATGCTGCGTTAAGAACGCTTGGCTGGCTTACTGCACCCACATTATAAACTAATGCGGATGCTGCGAGTTTGTTGAACACGCCAACTAGGGCATCTTCAATTCCATTGAGATTGCCTTCATTATCGAACAGCGGCACAGTAATAATTATCTTGAAGTTCGCTGTTGGAGCAATCGTGTTGTGCTGGTTGTTGTTAGGCTCTAAATATGGATCATCAGGACTGACAATAACTGAGTTTGCTAAAACTGTTGCTGGTGGGAAAGCAAAGGTTTGCCACTTAGCGTTATCTACTAAAGCAGTCGCAATCGTGGTTCTAAGAGTAGTGAGAGCAACTGGCATTATCCGACCATCGAGTCTGGGCTAAGCGCATGAGCTAGTAAGCCACGAACGCGAGCCAGGAGAGTGTTACCCATTCGATAAGGTGAAGGTGTAAAGTCCGGCGATACTCCGCCTGAGTTAGATACTTGACGAGCTTGCCAGATGTCTACTGAAATCATAAGGGCTGCTTCTTGGACTGCTGAATCTGTTGTCCAATCAACACTTGTAGGCGCTGCAACTTGACCATAAGGAATTGTTGAGTGATAAGGCGCTGCTGTGTTGTTATTGCCTGTAATTGCAAAAGTAATGCTATAAGCACCAACACCTGTAATGGTTTTTGATCCATTAAGGTGAGATTGGTTGCCAGTTACTACAACTGTTTGTCCTACATAAAATACATCTTTTGTCGATGTTTCAAAATAAAGTGTGCCTGTGTTTGGTGCAAAGTGACATTCCATATCCTTTCTAAAGACTGGGAGTGGAGCAAGGGCTGCGCCCCACTCCCAGCGACTTAGGGTGTTACTTACGCCTTGTTGTTCTTGAACGCACCAGCGCCGACCTTAGTCGCGATTGCGCCAAAGCCGTAGTAGCCGATTGTTACAGAACCTGACGCTGTTGATTCAGCGCGTAGGCGGTATGTTGGTGACTCGTACCATGTGTAAGCATCTGGGTTCACAATAAGGATTGATCCGTCTGTGTCTGTTCCAGCTGCTGTGTTAGGAGTTACATAGAGGTTAAGTCCTGCAACATTACCTTGTAGTGATGTTGGGACAACTGCTCCGCCAGCGTTCATTGGATTAGAAGCTGTGTAGATTGGGCGACCATTGTCGTTAAGTGTCATGATGTTTGACCATTGTGCTGTGTTTACGATCATGTTACGAGCGAATGGGTTTGGAAGTCCAAGAGTTGCGTTGTAGACAGATGCTGAACCGCGAGCAACAATTCCAAGAAGCTCTGCAGCTGTTGGGTAAGTTGTTGTTGTTGTTCCGTCTGCTGTTGCGCCTGCAATGATTGCTGCGTTTACTGCTGCATCAGTTGCCTTTGCGTAAGCTGC